GGGATCACGCAAGATCAGGTCGGGCGCGTGGACTATAAAAAGAACGGAAAGGCCAATGCCGGGATAGCATCGGAAGGCGCTTTAAAGATCACCGCAAGCGTGGCCGATGTTCGCAAGACTTCCGGCGTCAATGCGAAAACAAAGAAGGAATGGACACAGTTCGTTGTTAAGTGCGGCGATGCTGAATACAAAACATTCAGCGAATCGCTTGCGAAAGTCGCGAAAGAAGCGATGGACGCTGGCCTGCAAGTCGAGATCGGCTACATATCCGATAAATGGGGAAACAACATCGAGGCCATCAAGAAGATCGAAGCGCCGGATCGTGACCCCGGACAGGAAGGATAAGCCATGATTGTCGAGAAAATACTCCAATCCAAAGAACGGAAAATCAAGGGGTATCCGGTGAACAGTAACAGGGCGTCCGACCTGGGCGTCCCTTGCGTCCGGTATCATGTTTTAAATCGAACGCGCTGGCAGGAAAAGGCGCTGCACGATGTCGGTCTGCAGTTTGTCTTTGACATGGGAAACGAGATTGAAGAAATCGTATTAAAGGAATTGGCCGAGGCCGGGGTTAAAGTCATTGAACAGCAGCGCTCGTTTCAATGGCCTGAACACAGCATCACCGGCCACATTGACGGCAAGATAATGGGCGACGATGGGAAGATTTACCCGATGGAAATCAAGTCATGCAGTCCATTTGTATTCAAGGCCATCAATTCCATTAACGACCTGGTGAACGGCAAATATCACTATCTGAGAAAATACCCGACACAACTTAATTTATACCTATTGATGGATGGAAAAGAGCGCGGCGTGTTTCTTTTCAAGGATAAGGTTTCCGGTCAGATCAAGGAAATCTGGATGGACATTGATTATAACATGGGCGAGGAAACGCTTAAACGCGCCGAGGCCATCAATAAACACGTGGCCGATGGAACACTGCCCGATCCGATTAATGACGAAATGTGGTGCGATGGTTGCGCGTTTTCTCATATCTGCCTGCCGGATCACATCGGCAAGGAAGTTGAAGTTGATACCGGAGAACTGGCAACGATGCTTGACCGCCTGGAAGAATTAAAACCGGCTGCCAAGGAGTATGACGAAATTGACGGACAGGTGAAAGAGCTTGTTGAGGGGCGCGAAAAGATACTGGCCGGATCATGGTTTGTCACCGGAAAATATCTTGAAAAGAAATCCTACGACATACCGGCGGATCTCAAAGCGCAATACGAGAAAATCACCCGCTACTGGCGGAGGAAGGTACAGAAGGCAGCATAAAACATAAAGGAGAAATAGGATGGCAGACGAAATCACAGATTTATTTTTACAGGCGGTCGCTGGTGACATTGAGAAACTCTTGATTGAGGATCAGGGCAACATTCAATACGCATTTAATCATATCCATGACGGAATCAAGGTCAATATCAGCATCAACATGGACTACGCCAAAGAAGGGATCGTTGTCAATTATTCCCTGTCCTTTGACCTGGAGCCGAAACCGGAGCCTATCGAGAAACACAAGGTCACGCTTAAGCGGATCATTAATCAGCAGCAAGCCTCAATGGACTTTATCGCCAAAGAAATAAAAGAAGGCCGCATTGGTGTCAGCGTTGGCAACAAAACAATAGGCGCCGTAAAATGAACCTCTCAACCCACGATTGGCCGCGCCGGATCAGGGCGGAATACGACATGACGGCCAAAGAAGTAATTAAGGCGTTTGCGCGTGACAGATACTCAAGATGGTTCACGGCTCAGTGTTTGGGGATTTCCGTCAATACACTGACGGCATTTTGCAAAAGAGAGGGCATTGAGTTTGCAACAGGGGTTGAACTCCGGGACGATTGCAAGCCGAAGCCCTGGGGGAATAAAAACAATCCGTTGGGGCGCCGGGCCTGGGGGTATTGCCACACGGCGGCGGCATAATAGGAGAGCAACATGACAGACATGAGCGTGGATAAACTTTTGCAGAAATTATATGACGGTTACGAGTCCAAGATACACGCTGAAATACTCCGGCGGTTTGAGGCAATGAAGTGCTGCGGTAATTGCCAATGGAGTATTAGTAGAAATTGTAAGGATTGGCAACGCTATAGAGACTGTGGAAGTTACCCAGCGTTGGATAGTTACTGCGACAAGTGGCAATCCGATAACCTTAGTCGGGAAGAACGGGAGGGGAAATGAACTGGAAAAGAATATTGATGGGCAGTCTGCATTTTGATTATGATAAGAATAATCCGTGGTTATTTTTTATGTTTACAAGATATTGGTCTGGAAGGTTAATTTATTTAACCATATCTAAATTTACAGTCCACATAGATTGCCGAAGAAATTGGCTACAAGATATGGTCACTGGCAAGCCAGAATAATGAGTTTAAAATGTTATCACCAGAAGATAAGCAGTTGATAGCGGAGTATATGGGGTGGATTACCGAGCCTTATTGGTGGTGTGTAAAGTGTGATGAAGAAAAGGCTTGGCATCATGTTACTAATGATGGGAGATGCACCGAGTGTAGTTGCGCGGTTATTGTGAAAGGAGAATACAACTTCGACCTCAACGATGCTGGCCTGTGCGTAGAGAAGATGGTGGAGAAGGGGGATTGGAGTGATTTTATTAGCTATATACTTTCTAATAAACACTTTAACCATACAATAGTACAATCATATATGATCGCTTGGCTTTTCAACCCTGACAACTTCTTCTCTGCAATGGCTAGTTGGTTAAGGACTAAATAACATGGGGGTGTGAAGGACAAAGAACCCAAGACCCCACCATGCAGGGGAGTCAGTGCCAAAGAAAAACCGAGTGGAGTCGGTAGCAGTTGAGCGCAAAACTTTGGTGGGTATGTGAACCCCTTAAAATCACGCATGGACACCTCCACCAGTTGTTGCATAATAAGCAACGAGTAATACAAATTTGTATTGGAACCTAACCAGTCAAGATGAAACAAATGGGGAGCTTTTGACTCCCCACCCCACCTGATATTATTGACGTTTTATGGGTAGGGGGGCCTAAAGTGGGCCTAATTTGGCACTAAAAGCTGAGGGACTATAATTTATTTTTGCGGAATGTGAAAGGGGAAAATGAGCCTCGTTGAAACTGACATATTTGGGATAACGGAAGATTTAGTGGCTCAATCTATTGAGTTGATACAAAAGTATGAACCGCCAGAGGGATATTATGTGGCCTTTAGTGGAGGCAAAGACAGCATAGTAATGCTGGATTTAGTGAAGAAGGCGGGGGTTAAACATGATGTTCACATGAATCTTACATCCGTTGACCCACCAGAATTACTAAAGTTCATTAGAAAATATTACCCAGAATGCCAGATGCACAAGCCGATTTTGTCTATGTTTCAGTTAATATTAAAGAAGGGTATGCCGCCGACAAGAATAGTGCGGTATTGCTGTAAAATTCTTAAAGAAGGCGGCGGGGTTGGAAGAACTGTTCTTATTGGGGTGCGTTGGGAAGAATCGGTTAAAAGGAAATTACGTAAGGCTGTTGAATATGACAAAAGCAAAAAGCATAAAAATATCATCAGCCCTATAATTGAGTGGGCCTCGGACGAAATATGGGAATATATACACGCTAATCAGTTACCCTACCCATCACTTTATGATGAGGGTTTTTACAGGATTGGTTGCATCGGTTGCCCACAGGGTGAAAAAAAACGATACAGAGATTTTGAACGATGGCCCCAATTCAAGAAGGCATATTATAACACTTTTAAAAGACTTATAGTATTAAGAACAGCAAAAGGAATGCCAAGCCCCAACCATTATAAAGACGTTGATACCCTTTGGGCCTGGTGGATGGGTGAGTTACCAAAGGACAACAAAAACCAAGTAAAGATGTATGACTAATGCCTAACCAAAACTATCTTGTTTTGATGGAAAAAGCAAGCTCCCAACGGGTAAATTTACCACCCATTCAAGCACATTGTGTCAATGGATCGTTTGCAGAAAGTGACGAAAAGTGGTAGTTTATGCAAACGAAAGGACAGTGTACCACTTTTGGCACACCAGTTGGTTATAAAATAATACAGATTTGTATTGTAATTGGTTATGTTTTATAACATATCCTCTGCCGTAGAATAGACTGAATACTTATGCCAATAAACAAAGTCTGGCATAATAGCCACGGTTCCGGCTTTTAGACCTCGCCACAGGCAATCCCACGCCTTAGAGTACCATTTTCTTTTGACAAGGGAATCTTCATAGCACTGAAACTCAAGATACATCTTGGCGGCAACAACCTTGGAAACGTCAATGCTGTCTTTTCGGGAGGCCCAATCGTGGATTAGTCCGGCCATAGGGTTCTCGCCTCGCCACGGTGTTGACTCATCGTCACACACAAAGCCCTTGCGAATGATAATCCAATGTTTGATTGTATCAGAATAGCACCTGAAATCGGCTGTAAGACGCTTTAAACGAGTTCCTGGCACTATTTCATATTGAGGTAAGCCGATTGCTACTGTCATCAATACCTCCCTTGATACTCAACAGAATAATGGTTTAAATCGTTTGAGATGCGTTTTGCGCCGCCCAAGGAATCCCAATAGTCATGGGCGAGGCCGTGAGCCTTTTCCATTGGTTCGCCCTTATCAAGCCATTTGCCTTCTAGGAATAGATTTAAGTCAGCCGCAAGGCGTATATAGTGGTTGCTCTTGTTCTTGTGTCCTGTCTTGGCGTACACATCCCCGAATGTTACGGTATAGCCCTGCTCGTAGATATAGAGTAAGAGCTTGCCTAACATCAGGCTAAAAGAGAATTGTTTGTTAGACAACTCGCTCATTTATGCCCCGTCAAAAATGCGAACAGCACTCCGGCAAATCCGAAGATTGCGGTCAGGACGATTCCCCACAATCCCTTTAACGACCTATCATGCGCTCGGCAGGCATCCAGTAATCCTTCTTGCCCGTTCCCGTAGATAGCCTTTGAATGTTTCATCAGGGCTTCATGGTTGGAAAATGCGATTTTCAGAAGTAATGTCAATTTTTCAGAATCAGTCTTGTGTTCAATGTCAGTGTAGTCGTATTTGATGTTTATTTCGTCCATTCCACAAAGCTCCTTTTATTTTAACCACCATTCTTTTACTACGGTATTAGCCTTATATTTACGG